TGTGGGGTTGGGTTGCATATGAATTCCACAAAGGATATGCAAATGCAGATGACTATAACGAGGCAGTAGTAGCAAACGTAATTACACAAGTAATACAAAGTAATGATATTGACGCAGCTGCTGTAATGGAAGCGCAGTTAGAAAGAATAATGTATAATATGATTACGGAGTTTAGTGTAGTATTACAAGAACACTTACCAAACATATTAGACGGTCTTGCTAGTGAAATCAGACAAAAAAATGATGAAGAGTTTAAATGTGCTCTTTTGAAGAATAGTCAGTATGAGTGTAACTGAAGCAATATACGAAACATTGCAAATAATTTATAGTTTTATACCCAAAGAATTGTTTATTGTAATTCTTGGGTCATTTATATTATATGGTTTTTTAGAATACGGAGATAGAAAAAACAAGCAATGCCAAGTCAAAGAAAACAAAAAGTCAAAAAAAGATTAAAGAGAGAGCTTTTATCTGTGAGAAAATACAAGACTACATATAAAGATATTAAAAAGTATTTCAGATTAATCAATGAGAACGTTTTTAATGGGAAATTATCTCCTTTTAGTGATATCAATATAATGGATATGAATAGAAAAAAATGTATTGCTCAAGTGCTTATATTGGAATGGAAAAGAAAAGGAACAAATCAATATAATTTAGAAATGGATAAGACGTATAGAACTAAAAAAGAATTTGTTGATACGTTAGGACACGAAATGATACATTTGTATCAGATGGCAAATTTAGGAGATACAGGAAATCATAACGATACATTTTTCAGTTTTAGACCTAAATTAAATGCTATTGGTTTAGATATATAATAAATAAGATTATGAATAAAGTGAGGAGATAAGGTGAGTAGAAAAACAAAAGAATTAGACGCTTATTTAAAAAGAATAATATTAAAAGTTCCAGATGAACTTCAAAGATTTTTAGATGATGATGAAGGTGAATTTACAATGATTTATTATTCTGGAAATTGGTCAAATGACATTTATGATAACTTTACTGAAATACAAGCAGAAAAGATATTTAAACGTATGGCACAATTTCAGAATAAATTAGTCTTCGTTCAGAAGAGATTAGAACAACCAGTTGGTGGGTACGAATACCAAGTAGCGAGGTTTTAATGAAACAATCAACAAGAGATAGAATTAAAAAATTATATTTGTATGCTAAACTTGCAGTAGTATTAATTGTAGTATCTGCTGTAACATATGGTTTAGGTACATTTATGCCTAATCCTATTGCAGTTAAGAAAGCAACGGAAGAAACTAGAATACAACACGCCATTTGGGCAGAAAAATTAGGACTACACGAACCTAGTTTTGAATATACAAACAAAAAAGAATTTATATTAGAAGTAAACAAGTGTGTTGATTATTTAAATTGGAAAACTCCACCAGATAAAAGAGTACCAATTCAAATGGTGACAGCACAAGCGGCATTAGAGAGTGGTTGGGGTACAAGTAGATTTGGTATAGAAGCAAATAACTTATTTGGAATTAAGACCTGGGATAAAAGTAAGGGATTATTGCCAGTAGGTATGAGTGAAGATACACCTTGGCGTGTAAGAGTATTTAAAACAAAATGTAATAGTGTACAAGAATATATGCGAATATTAAATGAACACCCAGCATACGAAGAGTTTAGAGCATTAAGAACAAAATTATTAGAAAAAGGTGAACTGTTAGATTCAGTACAGTTAATCGCTACGTTAGATAAGTTTTCAACTACAGATGATTATGATAAAAGAGTTATTAATATGATGGTAAAGATTGAAAAAATATTAGAAACTGTAGATAAAGATACAAATTTATTAAAAGAGAATACGATTTTACCAAAGAAAAAAGCAAAGAATAGTTAATGTTGTTTATCTTATTAGTATTTTTAACTGCTATAGCTACATCAGCGATTGCCGCTGGGTATAGTATAGTAGGATTAGCAACTCTATTTGCAGGTGCAACTGTAGCAATTATTGCTATGGGAACTGCTTTAGAGGTAGGTAAGTTAGTTGCCGCCAGTTGGTTGTATCAGAATTGGAACAATCCAATGTTGCCTAAAACAATTAAGGCATATTTAACAACTGCTGTTCTTGTTTTAGTATTTGTAACTAGTATGGGTATCTTTGGTTTTTTATCAAAGGCACACCTAGACCAAGTACGACCAACAAGTGATAATGCAGTACATATAGAATTAATAGATAAACAGGTATTACAACAAGAGAAGATTATAAAACGAGCAGAATTATCGTTAGACCAAATAGACCGTGCAATAGAAGTTTATGTAACTAGAGAACGTGTTACTAAAGGATTAAAAGAACGTAAGAAATTAAAAGAAGAGAGAGAATCATATTTACTTGAAATAAAAATTGCAATGGATGAAATTGCAAGATTAACGTTAAACAAGAGTAATTTAGAATTAGAACAACTAAAAATAGAAGCAGATGTCGGTCCACTTAAATATGTTGCAGAATTAATATATGGAGAACAAGCGAAAGACCATTTTGATGAAGCAGTTAGATATATAATTATAGTACTGATATTTGTATTTGATCCATTAGCAGTATTGTTATTGATTGCCGCTAATATATCAATGAGAGAGAGGAAACTTGCGAAAGAAGCAAAAGCGAAAAAAGAAACAAAAGAAATTAATTGGCAAAGGATTGCTTCTACGTCAAAAGCTACGGCGAAGAACTTACGAGATAAGCAAAGCTTTTACAAAACATTTTTTACAAAGTTAGGTAAGAGAGATTTAAAGAATAGAGATTATGAAGATTTTTTTAAGAGTATTGGTACAGATGAGTTACTGAAATTAGGTTTGGATCCAGATGAGATTAGAATTAAATTAGACCAGATAATGGAATGGAATGACCCTAATTTTAAACCAAGAGAAACAAATGAGTAAGATTACAGTTAGTTTATTGTTATTGGTATTATTAAATGCGTGTGGTATGACAGCGCCAGCGTTTTTAGCAACCAGTACAGGTGCGTATTCAGAATATAAAGTTATGTCTATAATAAAGACAGGAACAGATTTTACTTTAAGTTTAGCAAAATTGCCTACAACTAACGATATGGTATTGTCACGTATAACAGGTTATGAGTGTAAAGTTAGTAGAGCATTAAAACAAGGTATAGAATATATCTGTAGGGATGTAACAATACATCCACCAGAAAATGGGAAAGTAAACATTGACAATAAGAAGGAGAAGTGATATAATGGAAATATGGTTGGTAGTAGTAGTTACATTATGGGCGATTGGTTTAGTCTGTAATAATTGCTAAATGATACAAGATTGGATAAACGTGTTAGATAAAGAGTTTATATTCTGGCATAGAGTACACAATTTAGAAACAGCATTAAAAAATGCTAAAAATAAGTTGTTTAAATCTTTATGGAAAAAGAAGTTAGTAGAATATATGAAAAGACCAGAGAATAGAGATTATCAATTGAAAGTTTTAAATGAATATGGTATGAACGTTATACCTATGAATAGAACATTACATTAGGAGAATATATGGCAAATAGACAAGTGATATTAAATGCATTAAAAGACCACGCTGAAGGTAACATATCTAAAGCAAGGGCAAATGTTGAAATATTTTTAGGTAATGCTGTTGGTGTTGCAACACACGGAGATGTGTTAGAAGAAATCAATAAGCAATTAAAAATAATAGCCGATAATGCAGAAATAATTACAGTTTTAAATACACATTTTAAAAGTAATGATTGATTATATATTAAAGGGTGGAATATCAATTCATCCAGGGTTTTTCACAGAAGAAAAATTTTATAGTATTAAATCAGATTTAGATAAGTTGGAATGGAACAAAGTACATCAACCAGCAGGTTCGTATTATGGCAATAGAATGCAGGCGTTTCCTTGTTATGAAAATAACTATGATAAAGAGAACGATTATCTCAAAACTAGTATAGAAGGTATATTACAAACTACAATTACTGATTTCCAGACACTTGCTAGAAAAATTATATTGAGTGAAGTAAAAGAATCCAAACAAAACTTTGGTAAATATGGTTTTATACATAGGGATTATTCGCCTGAAGCTAAGTCTGAACCTTTAATAGCAGGTATGATGTACTTTGACCAGTCCTATGATGGTGGCACGGCATTTTTTAGTAGTCAAATGGAGAAAGTGCCAGACATTTATATAAGTGCTTATCAAAATAGACTAGTTTTATATCACGGTGGTAGATACCACTCTCCTTGTTTAGATTATACCTTTGAAGAAAGATTAACATTATCTTTCTTTTTTAAAATAGAAAGAAAGAAAAAAGTAATTAATGAGCAGTGGGGTGATCCTACGAAAGCTGGGAACTATCACCAATTTAATTACGTTGATAAAAAGTTGCATTGATAATGACAAGTAAAAAAAATTATAAATGGCCAAAGAAGGATTTGATAAATTATTATGGAGCAGCAGATGATGAATTTGGTGCTGGTTTTATAAGTGAACCAGAATTTAATAAAAGACATAAGAAGGCATTAAAAGACGCTGAACCATCAGGTATAAAAAGAAGAAAAAAGAAGTATGAAGTTAAAAATTAAAAAATCAGAATATCAAGATATAGCTGATTGTATCAGAAGTGACCAAGTACCTGCTTCAGCAGTATTTGAGTACTTTTCTAATAAACTTTTTTATAAGTGGTACAAGAAGAAATATTTAAATGCCTAGATATACTTTTGAAAATAAAAAAAATGGTAAGGTGTGGGTAGACTATATGATGATTGCAGAAATGGAAGGTTACCTTAAAAAGAATAAACACATTGTACAAGTGCTACAACCAATAAATATAGTATCAGGTGTTCAAGGTGTGTCTTATAAAACAGACGGTGGTTGGAAGGACAACCTATCCAGAATAGCTGAAGCTCACCCAAACTCACCCCTAGCCGAAAAACACGGCAAAAGAACTATTAAAGAGGTGAAAACTAGAAGCGTGGTGAAGAAACATAAGTTAAGACAACAAGGGAAAAAATAATGGCAGACAAAGATATACCAGATTATATGCGAGGTTTTGACCTAGATAACGAGTGGGGATTTACTCCAGTATCTAGTAAACCTAAAGATGAACAACCTGGCATTGACCCAAAAGTAGTAGAAGGAACAAACATAGAACTATCTAAAGTTAAATCAGATGTTTCTACTATTAAATCTATGATGAACGAAATTATGCAAATAGTTAATGACAAAGAAACTGTAACAAAAGAAATTACAGATGAAGAGACCCAACAAAAGTTTAAAGATATTGAAAAGATTGTATTACCGTTTTTATATAATTTGTCAAAAAGTGATGAACCTTATATACATTGGCCGAATAGAGGTCCAATTATAAAAGGTCAAATAGAAAAAATATTAAAATTAACAAGAGGATAATAAATGCGTTTAACAGAAAATTTTTCTTTGAAGGAAATGACCGCTAGTCAGACGGCAGAAAGACACGGTATTAATAATAATCCTAGCGAAGACCATATTGACTCGTTAAAGAATTTGTGTGAGAAAGTACTACAACCGTTAAGAGACCATTATAAGAAAGTGGTAACTGTATCAAGTGGGTACCGTTCTCCAGAGTTATGTGTTAAAATTGGTTCTAGTCTTAAATCACAACACGCTAAAGGGCAGGCAGCGGACTTTGAAATATTTGGAATAGCAAATGCTGAATTAGCAAAATATATTATTGAAAATTTAGGTTTTGACCAACTTATATTAGAGTACCATAATACGGATGAACCTCACAGCGGCTGGATCCATTGTTCTTACAAGAATTCAGATGACAATAGAAAAGAAGTATTAAGGGCATATAGAAATGATGATGGCAAGACGTTATATGAGAAATATGACCCCAGCTGAGAGATTGCTCGTTGGTATAATAGTGATACTGTCAAAGATAAGAACAAAATCATTGATATGTACGCAATGAAAGGCATATAGCATTGACAAAGCATAGGAGATATGTTATATTATTAATATGAGTATAAAAAATAAGATTGAAGTATTAAAAGAAACAATTGCTTGGTTTAGAAAACAAATAGAACCACACGATTGTGGATGGATGTACACCACTATTGATGGCATAAAGCATAGAATAAGTGAATTAAGAAAAGAATTGAGGATGAAAAAGTGAAAGAGTTTAACTGGATTGATGTAGATAAAACAAAACTTCCAACAACTAAAGGCAAGCGTATAGATGGTTTTCGTTTCTATCAAATAGATGGTAAGAACTATCCATCCATTACAACTGTACTTGGTGTTCAGAAAAAAGAAGGACTAGAGAAGTGGCGTAAGGCAGTAGGTGAAGAAGCTGCTAATTGGGAAATGGGTAGAGCGGCACGTAGAGGCAAAGCAACTCATACACTTGTTGAACAATATCTTAAAGGTGAAACCCCAGCGATAAGGGATGTTTTACCATTAGGGTTGTTTAGATTAATGAAACCTTATTTAGACCAGATTGATAATGTTCAATTGTCTGAAGTAATAATGTATAGTCATAAACTAACTATTGCAGGACAGGTAGATTGTGTTGCTGACTATAATGGTAAATTATCTGTAATAGATTTCAAGACAGCGAACAAGGAACGTAAAGAAGATTGGATAGAAAATTATTATATTCAAACTTGTGCTTATGCAATTATGTATGAAGAGCTATTTGGCAAACGCATAGAACAATTAGTTATATTAATGGCAGGTGAAGACGGCACAATGCGATCCTTTATAAGAGATAAAAAAGATTTTGAACCCAAACTAGAAGAATCTATCAAGTATTTTTATAAATACTATGAGAAACTAAACAAAGATAAAATCAAGCAATAACATTAACAAGGTGGCTGGAAATTATCCACGAGAGGTCACTTATGTTAAACAAAATAATAGGAGCGATGGTAGGAGCAATACTTATAACAATGAGTACGTTTGCTGTAGCGGAGCACGAAGGTGCAAATCCAATGCCAGATATTCCTAAAGATTATCAACCAGCACCAGAAATAGGTAATCAATTATATTGGTTACAAATGCCTGTCATATGTGGAACTAGTGAAAATGTGATTGCGTATCTTGAAAGAAATCATTTTACATTGGTAAATGTTTCTGTTGGTAGAGATAGAGCAAAACCAGATGGAGAACCAGTTTTTATAGTACAATATTATGTTGACCCTACATACAAACAATCAGTTGTAGTTATGACAACAATGAGTGGATTAGAGTCTTGTATGTTATACAAGTCATTTGATTTAGAATTTGTTAAACCAAAAATAGGGTTAAACTTATAATGAATTTGACGTTGAAGGATAGATAATAATTAGTGAGGACGTGGGTGCGATTCCCACCACCTCCACCAATTTAGAACACATTAAAATGTGCTGTAAGGGGGTGAGCTAGAATCGACTACTAACTAAAACTATCTGGAGTTAAATCGCTGACAGCGTACTGTTAAATTTAAACGGCGAAGGAAACTTTGCTCTTGCTGCCTAGTTAATAGGTAGACGGCCTTGCCTGACAGGTGGCAACAGAAGTCAGGCGCTTTACATTTTAATATAAATATGTTATAGTAATGTAATGAACTCAAAAGAATTTTCACTGATTATAGAAGATGTTGTAAAAAAACATAAAGGAATGTCATACGTGGATGCTATAGTACATTATTGTGAAGAGAATAATCTTGAAGTAGAATCAGCAGGACGATTAATTACTAAACCACTCAAAGAAAAAATCCAATTTCAATCACAAAAATTAAACTTATTAAAAGGTGGTAAACAAGGAGTATTACCATCTTAATATGTGGGATAAAATAATGTATAACTATATCTATCATTGGATAGAAAAAATAGCCAGTACAGTAAGTGTATGGGCGTGGCATAAAAGAGAAAGACTTTTGCGAAAAGGACAAAACAAAAAATGAAAATATCTTGTTCAAGTAGAGCAAAGGATTCTTGGGTACCTATTCAAGAACATTTGGATTTGCATATAAACACAGCAGAAAAATATTCCAATTTTAAATTTAGTTATGATGATATAGATTCTATTTATGGACAAGTAGGTGAATATATTCCTTTATATGGAGGTAGACCTGCAGTACGTCCAGAAATAAGTTGGAGAGATATTACTTGGATTTATGATAAGGGTATTGGTTTAAAATTAACTTTACAAAATAAATTTATAACTGACAAGGCTTATAAAGAAAGTAAACCAGTTTTAAAAAAGTATAATAAAAAAGGAAATTCTATTATTGTTGCAATTGATAAGTTTGCTGAATATATTAAAAATGATTTTCCTAATTATAATATAGAGGCAAGTTGCATACAAGATATTACTAATAATGAAAAACTAGAACAAAAAGTTTCATTAGGATTATATGATACTATTGTTTTACCTATTCATTGTAATGATGATATTAAATTTATAGAAAGTATTAAAAGAAAAGATTTGATTAGATTGTTTATGAATATAGAATGTTCTTATAATTGTCCTAGTAAAGTTTGTTACGGCATAACTTCTAAACTCAATACTGAAAAAACGTTTGAGGAGAATTCAAAAAGAAAATTTACGTGTAGTTTGGTTGATTTTGGTATGGAACGTACCTTTTATAAAGACGATATAACTTGGTGGAAATTTTATTTTGATTTACCAATGTATGAGAAAATGGGAATAACTAAATTTAAATTGGTTACACCTAAAGAAGGACAACAACGAACTGCTTTGATGTATAAGAAAAATAGGAGCTGGTTGATTAAAAAGAAAAAATAAGATGAAGTGGATGTTATTATATATTATTGCGATATTTATTTATTTAAGTTGGGTCATTTATATGACACATAATAATCCTAATTATTTTGGGGCATTTTAATATGAGTAAGATAAAAGAATTGTTAGATGATATAAGAAAAGTTAGGAATGATTTAGTAGCACAAGCAAATCCACATTTTCAATCTTTAACAAACATAATTTATAAATGGGAAACTAAACTTGCAACAGAGTCAAGTACGTGTACTTGTGGTAGGTCTCCAACAGGTAGTTGTATAGGGTGGCATAAACTAACGGAAGAACAATATAAAAAGTCATTAGAACATTATAATAAACATACACCAGCGATAGATGGACCAGGTGAGTAGTGATAATATTAAAAGATAAAAAAGATATAAAGTTTGCACCAGAAACATTTTTGAAAGATTATGAGTGGGAATCTCACGGTCAATATGATAGTTTAAATTTTATCAATAAAGATGTAAAAGTTTTATCAGTAAAGTTTAGTGTAGTTGGTGAAAAAACTTATAAAGCATTTCCTAATTTAGAATGGATTGTAGTTCGCCAGCACGGATATGATAATATCAATCTTAAAGAATGTGAGAGAAGAAATATAGGAGTTGTTACTACAAAACCATTTGCACAATCAACTGCTGATTGGATAAATCAGTATATAAAAGATGATGATAAAATTGCATTAATAGGTAATGGATCAGTTGGGTCAAAAGTAAAATCAGATAACATAACAATTATAGGAAGAAATGTATCTACACCAGATGATATATATGGATTTCCTTGGCATAATTATAATACATTAATTGTAACCGTCCAACCAGAGAAAAATAAACATCTTATTAATAATGATATACTTTCTAAATTTAAAGGTAAATTAATATCAATTAGTAGGTCAGATGTTATAGACAATAAAGCATTATTAGATAATATAGATAATATCTCTCACGCTTATATTGATACTTTAGGAAGTGAATATAGAAATAAATTATTTGATACAAGAAAAATCACCTATACAAAACATACTGCTTGGGAACATAATTTTTCATATGAAAATAACACAACATATTTTAATGATTTAGAACAGCAAATAAAAGATTGTTTGAATGGTTTGATTTCAAAACCTATTTTAAATCGGAGTGAAAGAGTTACGTTTTAATGAGAATAGATACACCAGTTAAAGAATATGATTTAAAAGGTCGTAAGATACTTGTTAAAAGGGATGACCTTATGGGTGATGGTAATGTATTACCACCGTGGGGTAAAATGTCAGGTATTAATAAATTGTTAGATAAGTTAAATCCTAAATATCCACTAATACATCTTGCTGTCAATGGTTCTTGGAGTGGTTGGGCATTATCATATCTTTGTAAACAAAAAGATATTAAATTTATTTACGCATACCCACCATCAAAAACATATTCAGAATTTATATTAAATAAAGCAAGAGAAAATGATTGTGAGTTTCACGAATTAAAACCTAATATGATGGCAATATTATATAATGGAGTTAAGAAATATGCAAAACAAAATGATATACAAATGTTGCCGTATGCATTTGACCATATAGATTATCGTAGTGAATTAAAGAATCGTGCTGAAAAGGTTTTTAAGGAACATTTAGTTGACCATTTAGTTATTTCTGCTGGGTCAGGTGTAACAAGTTCCGGAATTGTCCAAGCATATGCACCAGGTAATGATTTATTTTCTAATTCTATTAAACAAGCACAAGTTATTACAGTATCAAATGAGAGTACAATTAATAAAAAATATAAAAGTCATTATATTTCTTCTAGCAATATTAATGTTTATAAATCAGAATTTAAATTTGATGATATGATGGAAGACTATGAAGTACCATTTCCTTGCAACGGAACTTGGGATAGAAAAGCGTGGAAATGGTTAGAACATAATATAGAAAAACTTGAAGGTAATATTTTATTTTGGAACATTGGAGGCAATATATGAAAGATAAGAATAAAGAAGCAATTAGAATATTAGAAGAAAATCAACTCACTAACGTTTTTTCACCAGAGGATCAAATTAAATTAAAATTAAAAGAGGCAAAAGAGAATAAGAAATATAATGAGCATAATAGGAATACTTCAAAAGATCCTTTTAAAGGAACTAGTATAGAAGGAAAAGATTAAAGATGGACGTTGAACTTATAGATAAAATGGGTAGTGACCTATCAGTAGTGAACGCTGCTAGAGTATCATTTGCAAAAATTAAAGATAAATTTGAAGACAAAGATGAAAAGTTAATTAAATATCTTGCAGTACACGGACATTGGTCACCTTTTGCTCACGCCTCATTATCATTTAGAATTAAGGCACCTGTTTTTGTTGCAAGACAACTAGTTAAACATCAAGTTGGTTTAAGTTGGAACGAAGTGAGTAGAAGATATGTAGATGATAAACCATATTTTTATGTTCCATTTATGTGGAGAAAACGTCCTGATAAGAATATTAAACA